GGGGGGGGCCCGTCCGCCACGCTAGGGGGGGCCCTCACAAAAATATTCCCCACTTTCACAATGAGCGAGGAGCATGGAGATGGCTGACAGATACGACTTGAAGGTAGCGAGGACCGACCGCACCGGGAAGACGTGGTGGACGAAGATCGGCGTGATGTTCCCGATGCGGGAGCGTGATGGTTTCAGCCTTACCCTGGAGGCCTTGCCGATCCAGACGTTGGCCGACGACGGCCGTCTCGAGTGCAGGATAACCGCCTGGGGGCCTTTCAAGGAGGGCCGCTTGAAGGGAAACGGCGGCCAGCAACCTTTGGAGCCCCCGGCTCGAGTGCAGGATCGGGGCGTGGAGGCATCTCCTCCGGCTTCGGCGGGCACCGACGAGGAGAAGCTCGATGACAAGATCCCGTTCTAGTGGCTCGTGATCCGGTACGCCGTTTCGGCGGCATCAAGGCTTTGCAGCGGCGCCTTAGCGGCAGGTCGAAGGTGATCGAGCAGAACAAGGATGCGATCGCCGCCGAGTTGGTGTCGATGGCGATGGTCAACCTCACCGACATCATCGAGTGGGACGAGAAGGGCAACGTCACGGTGAAGGCGAGCGCGGAGATAACCGACGAGGCGACGAGGGCGATCAAGCGTTTCAAGATCAGCAATACGAGGGATGGCCCGGTCCTCGAGATTGAGCTGCACGACAAGGTCAGGGTGTTGCAGATACTGGCGAAGGCTGCCGGCCTTCTCGAGCCGGCGATGGAGATGCCGAACACGCCGTCTGTTGTGGGCATCACGATGAAGGGCCCAGAGATCATCGAGGTCGAGATCGAGGAAATAAAGGCGAATGAAGGCGAATGATGGATGGAACCGCATTTTCAATAAGGCCAACACGGCTGACGGTGAACCTGATGATAAGACACAAGATCAAGGAGCCCGAGAATGCTTAACATCCTAAGCCTTGGGGCAGGCGTCCAAAGTTCAACGATGGCGCTGATGGCGGCGCACGGGGAACTCACGCCGAGAGTGACGGCGGCAGTATTCGCCGACACCCAAGCGGAACCATTACACGTTTATGAGTGGCTCGATTGGTTAGAATCCGTAGTGAGCAACCCCCTTTTGGTTGACTATCCCTTTCCTATATATCGCGTGTCGGCAGGCAACCTACGGGAGGATGTTCGAAATAATTATGGAACATCAAGGCTGGGCAACCCCCCGTTTTTTGCTGGGGGGGGGATGCTTCGCCGTACTTGTACCCGAGAATATAAACTCGACCCTATCTATAAAAAAATAAGGGCTCTCGCTGGCCTCAAGCCCGGCGAACGAAGCAAAACCCAGCGGGCGGAATCATGGGTTGGAATATCCAAGGATGAGGCGATGAGAATGAAGCCGTCACCGTTTGTATGGTGTGTAAACAGGTGGCCGCTTATCGAAAAAGATATGCACCGCCATGATTGCCTTAAGTGGATGGCAGACCGGGGTTATCCAGAACCCAAAAAAAGTGCCTGTACTTTTTGTCCCTACCACAACGACCGTTCGTGGAGGGAAATGAAAATGGATGATCCAACGTCCTTTGCTGATGCTGTTTTAATAGACAAAGCTATTCGCAATCCTGGAGGAAAAATAAAGGGTGAGGCATACATCCACCGATCTTTAAAGCCTCTGGACGAGGTGGATTTCCGCAACCTCGAAGACAAGGGGCAACTCAATATGTTCAACAACGAATGCGAAGGCATGTGTGGGGTCTGATGTGGGTCTTGGTCGTCGTTTTTAGCGGTCTGAATTTCTTCGCTTACACGCAAGAGTTCGACAGCCGGGCGACTTGTGTCGCGGCACAAGAATGGGTCACCTCGAGCACCGCCGCCAAGGCCGCCTGTTTTCAAAAATAATTATTGTGTGAAACATTGGAGGATTTCATGAGCGCAAATAGCGATAGGTGTTCTACCTGCCGTTTTTGGATGGAAACGGATTCAATTGATATGGAAGAAGAAGGCGTCTTGATATGGGGGTACTGCCACCGATATCCACCGCGAGCCTTTATGACGGGCGATCCGACTGATGACTACGACTTGCCCACGGGCGAATGGCCGGTGACAACCGACAGAGACTGGTGTGGAGAATGGGTAGAGGGGATTGCCTGATGGTCGCAAAGAATGACATTGGACATCCAGACAACTGGCCGGATTCCGTTCCCGCAGTCGATTACGAGAAATGGGCGAGTGACTTGTCCAGCTTGCTGGATGCCATCGAAATCGCTCTAGGCAACGCCGATTATAAACGGGCCAAAACATTAGCCGGTGGCCGTTTTAATTTGGCCGAGAAACACGGCCTGGAGGTGGTCGCACAGGGGCCGTATCCGGGTTGGGGCCAGGATGAAGGGAAGAGGAAAAAGTAGGGATGAGCGAAGCCCAACTTGCCGCTCTCAACCTTGACTTTTCCAACGCCGCCACCATTTGGAAGATGCTGCTGTCGAATGCGTTTGTCCGTGGCATCGTCGGCCCGGTGGGGAGCGGCAAGTCCTACGCCTGTGCCGCCGAGATAATGCTCCGCGCCGTCAAGCAGAAGCCGAGCCCGAAGGACGGCATCCGCTACACCCGGTTCGCGGTGGTAAGGAACAGCTACCCGATGCTCCGGACGACGACCTTGAAGACCTGGGCCGAGCTTTTCCCCGAGAACGTCTGGGGCCGGATGCACTGGTCGCCGCCGATCACCCATCACATCCGGTTGCCGGCCAGGGGCGACGCCGCCGGCGTCGATTGCGAGGTCATCTTCCTTGCCCTCGACCAGCCAAAAGACGTGAGAAAACTGTTGTCCCTCGAGCTCACCGGCGCCTGGATCAACGAGGCCAGGGAGTTGCCGAAGGCGATCGTCGATGGCTTGACCCACCGCGTCGGCCGCTATCCCGTCAAGTCGGACGGCGGCCCGACATGGCGCGGCATCTGGATGGATTCCAATTCGATGGACGATGATCATTGGTGGTTCAAGCTGGCCGAGCGCGGCGAGGCGCCAGGTGGCAAGTATCCCTGGAAATTCTTCAAACAGGCGCCGGGCGTCAACGAGGTCGCCGAGGAAGACCTGCCCGAGGAACCCGAGGCCAACGGTTTTGTCTTGTCCGCCGGAAAGTGGTGGATGGTCAACCCATCCGCCGAGAACCTCAACAACCTGCCGACCGGATATTACGAGCAACTGGTCGGCGGCAAGCGCCTCGACTGGATCAGGTGCTACGCTCGCGGCGAGTACACCTATGTGCAGGAGGGCAGGGCCATAACCCCGGAGTACGACGACGACCTGATGAGCGTCGAGGGCCTACAGTATGATCCTGCCTTGCCCCTCCACATAGGCCTCGACTTCGGCTTGACGCCGGCGGCCGTCTTCGGCCAGCGGACGTTGAGCGGCCAATGGAGGATACTGCATGAATTGGTGACCTTCGACATGGGCCTGGAGAGGTTCGGCAACCTGTTGAAGCCCGAGCTCGAGACGGTCTTCCCCAAGGCCAACGCCCTGATCTGGGGCGACCCGGCCGGCGTCCAGCGCGACCAGATATACGAGGTCACCGCCTTCGATCATTTGAAGACCCTGGGGCTGCTGGCGCGGCCGACGCACACCAACGACTGGAAGACGCGCCGCGAGGCGATGGCGGCGCCGATGATACGGTTCATCGACAAGCGACCGGGTCTCCTCGTCGATAAGAAATGCTTGCGGACACGCAAGAGCCTGGCCGGCGGCTATCATTTCTCGAGGGTGTCGATGGGAACCGGCCAGGAGCGGTTCCGCGACGTGCCCAACAAGAACGAGCATTCCCATGTCGGCGACGCCTATGGCTACCTCGTGTTGGGCGGCGGCGAGCACCGGCGCATGACGCGGCGGCCGGGCGGCGCCGGCCGGCAGAGCGTGGCGGCGATGGACTTCGATGTCTTCGCATAGGGCCATCAGATGATCCTCGACGACATCGGCGCCCTCAACGAGGCGGTGAAGCTGTCGGGCGACAAGCGGCTCGTGCCGTTCTCGCCCGTCCACGTCAGGATGATGGACTTGGGGCCCTTCGATACGGCCTACCTCGAGCACCTCGACGACTGGGGGGGGATGCTCGACGGCATGGCGCGGATCGGCCACGCCTTCACCGGCGCCCTTGCCGGCAAGCCGATGTGCAGTTTCGGGATCATCAAATTATGGCCCGGCGTGGCCGAGATGTGGCTCATTCCCGATGCGAATTTGACGACGGTGGCCCGACCGTTCCACCGGGCAACGAAGGCTTTTATTGACATATGTATGGACGACCTACAGTTAGTTCGCCTTCAGGTTACCGTCCATACCCTAAACGTACCTGCTGACAAATGGATAAAAAGGCTTCATTTTAACGAGGAAGGCGTCCTCCGGAAATTTGGCCCCGAAGGCGCCGACTACAGGATATACGCTAGACTGAAGGAGCCTGACCAAAATGTGGGAAAAACACCTTAAGAACTGGTTCGCCTGGGGCGGATGGGTGCTCGCTGCCTTCCTGCTCGGCTCTCTCTTTTTCTAGGCCGTCATCATGTCCGGCCTTTTTTCCTCCCCGAAAGCGCCCCCGCCGCCGCCCGGTCCCGATCCCGAGCTTCTGCGCCGACAGCAGGATCAGGAGGACCGCCTCAACCGCCAGGAGCGTCAGCGGCAGAAGGAAATATCCGCACGTCGCCGGGCCAGGTCGGGCGCCGGCAGTCGTCAACTCATCTTCCAGGCGCGGCTCGATCCAGCTTTGGGCATTCCCCGCGACACCACTTTCGGCCCCGGCTTCACCAGGAATCCAGATGCCTGATGTCCGATGTCCGGGTTAGTTGAAATACGAAGAGATCAGCCCAGAAC